CTTGCAATACCCCCTGGACTGATACCAACGCTTCTTAAGTTAGGATCGTCTGCAGGTGCCATTGCCACATCGCCTTGCTCTTCGGCCCACATGGTTTCGTTTTCGCTCATTTCTTGTTCGCTTAGACCTAGATAGCGTTTCATTAACCAACGCTTACTCATGTATGGATATGCTTCTAGCTGTGTAAATGTAGCAATTCTAGCACTGTCAATATCTGCTTGTCTGTACTGAGCAAAGTTTTGTGGTGGTTCAAAAACTAATTCAAATAGTTGGCTATCAATGTTGACTCCGCGCCAACGCATGAATAACTTGAATTCTAGATCTAGTTTTTCAATAATTGCACTCTGCAAACGTTGACAGTATTGATTAAAACGCCATTCTTGTATAAGAGCTGTGCCTACCCTGCCGTCGTTATATGCTTGTGAACTATCTTCTACTGCAACAGGAAGATAACTGCTAGGAATACGTAAACCACGGAATAATTTGTTAGTAAAATAGCGTAAGTCTGTAATTTCGCCAAGATTACTAGCACCTTGCAGTGTATCAACGCTGCTTCCGCGGCCTTCTGCTGTTACAGGGAAAAAGTAATCTTCCATCTGTGCCAACGGATTATAAGTGGCATCCATCATGTTGGCGCCGCCACCTGACTGTGTGGGAATTCTACGCTGACTAATCTCGTTTTTAATGCGCTCAACAAACGCCATGGCCATATGGCTGGGCATGTTTCCTACATCAATTTTAAACACGCGACGTTCTGGGGCACGTTGTACTCGGTAGATAATAACACTGTCTTCTAGCAGTTCTTTTTGTTTAAACACTTTGAACACATTTTCTAGCACACTGGTACCAAAAGGCCAAAATACGTCTAACCCTTCAGTTAAACTGAGATGTATAACGTGTTCAGCATCAATGGCTGCTTCATTTTGTGCCCTAGTAAATCTACCGCCACCGCCCAACGGTACATTGGGCTGTACATAACTACCGCTTGGGCCGCCCACTTGCGGATGATTCATATACTGGTCGCTAGTAGTTACTGCTGTAACCGTAAGATTTTCAAAGTTGGGATTTAGATCTTTAACGATATACTGTTCAGGTTTTTTGCCTTCGCTTTCGTTAACAATAACTTTGACTACTTTACTCATTTCTACCCAGAATAATTTAAAATTTTCTGGATCCCGTACAAACACCTGATCACCGTATTTGATAGTGTTTCTTACAATTTTAAATATTCTTTTATTAAACTCATTCAATGCTACCCATTGATTTAATTGTTCTTTGATAATTTTGATTTCGTTATCAGTGGGCTGTTCTTTGAATTTTATATCAAATGGAGTATTGTTATGCTCATTTTTTTGAGTCATAAACTCGCTTAGAATATCTAGTGCTGCATTGATTTCCGAATCCATATCCATTTGCTCGTACTGATTGTATCGCTCAATACGATTTGGATGACCAATATAAACGTCTGGAAGATTACTTTGATAGTTTCTATAGCCAGGATCCGGCATACGTCCGCCGCCAAGTGGACTGATATTGCTAGGGAGATTTGACGATTTAAAGTATTTTTTCCAAGACATGAGTTATTCCGAGTATGCAGTATTTACCGTGGTTATGCGATGTTGTCTGCTATTCTTTTTAGAAGGTCTTCGTTGTCATTGACCGCAGCGATTAATTCATCCATTTTATCAGTATATTGCTTCATCAATGACTGTGTTGCTTGGCTATCAGCAGACATAATGTTCTTCAAATCAGTCAAAGACGTTGTCATTAAATTAGGACTGTTGAATAAATCTCCGACCATTTTTTCTGTATTGCCGGACTCAGAATTAGTTTTTGCAGATAAATTTTCCAACATACCAGCCGGATTTTTAAATGCCACATTAACACTATTACCGTCACCAAGTGGGATAACTGCTTCAGTTCCGTGTAGTTGTGCCAAGAATCCAGATTTTGGACCTTCTAGTATACCGCCTGTAGCAGCACTGGGCACTCTACCAAATCGGTCAACAGCAGTATTAAATTTATCTGCTGCACCCGACAATGTGGTACTTGCTGTTAAGAAATTGGTACTTACTCCTGTCATTGATGTAGTGACTGTTTGCGTGGCTTCGCTGTTTTTTGTTACTATATTTTGTATACTTTGGAATGCACTAGGAATTCCATCTAAAAATTTCAATGCTTCAAGTGCTTGCAATGTATTTTTCATTGCCATCTCGTTTTGCTGTTGCAACGACGGAATAGCCGATTTCTCACCGCCACCTTTGGTTACCATGCTAGTCATTGCTTGTGTAAGTGCTTTTGAGTATTCGGGACTCAACGCTTCCCTAAATCTAGTGTCTAATTGTACAACCGAATTCAGCAAGGGATCGGTTCCTTTGGTCTTTAAATCTTCAAACTGCTTGACTGTGGTCCCTAACTCTTTGACAAGATCGCTTTGCCCTTTTTGTCCAAGCTTGACTTGATCTTCGAGCATTTTTGTTACTTCACCGTACTGACCAGTTGCCAATGTAACTGCACCTAGACTGTCTCCAGCTGCAAGACCTTCTTCTTCGAGAGCCTTGCCATACTTTTGCATTCTTTCTTGCTGTCTTTCCTGCAGTTGAGCTGAAGTGTACATCCCAGTCTGGAAATCAGCAAATGCTTCGTCTAGAACTTTCTTACGAGTTGGGCTCTGTGAAAGCAAAATGTTAAGATTTTTATCTACAATAGTGCCATCAAATGCTGTCATTTGCTGCATGCCTTTTTGCATATCTGCAGGCATAAGCTTGATCATGGTTTGAAATTTTTCAAAAGCTGCTGGGTCTTGACTCTTTCTTAATTTTGCTTGTACTGCTAGTTGCTCGCTAGCACCTTGTGCTCGTGCCTGTGCTGCCTTGGCATCCTCACCAGTAAAGGCCGAAATGGCCTTTAGATTGGTCATGTACTTGGCAGATTCTTCTGCTAGTTGTTTGCTACTTTTAGATCCCAATGTACCAGCTTGTTGCTGCATGGCGATATAATCAACTATGCCCTGGGATTGATCTTCGTAACTGATCCCCAAACGATAAAGTTGTTCTCTTAAACTACGACCTCCTTCTGACAATCCGTTTAGTTCAGTATTGACTCGGCGCATTCTAAGAACACCACCGGTTACTGAACCGCCAAATTGTACCAACTGATCTTTGTTTTTTGTAATAACATTTGTGGACTCAGCCATATTCAAACGTAACTCGTTTGATACTTCCCGTAAACCGGTCATTCCTTTGGAATAGGCAACACCGGCTTTTGTTTGAGTTTGATAAGCAAGTGTAGTCGCACTTAATTCCTGTCCCAATAATCCGTAGGCTTCTTTTCTGGTTTTTTCTTCTTCCTCAAACGTTTTTAATAGTGCCGCAGAACCACCCATGATCACTGCACCAAATCTTGAAGCTGGATTTGGTATTAACGCCAGCATTTCGGCTGCTAACTGTGCACCGTTTGACAGTCTATTTAGAATATCAATATTGCTTTGTATACCAACTTGCTGTTGTCTTAATGCAGCAGTGGTGCCGCTTACGCCCGAAGTATAACTTTCAGCAGCAGCAAACACCTGATTCTTGAAAAACGAAATAGCCTCTAAGACACCGCCTTTGACAAATGCACCTGACATCTGCCCAGCTGCATCGCGCATGATCTGACCGGCCATCTTGCTTTGTTCAGCCAACATGGCTTGACCAGCGGCTGAGCTCTTGGTTGCTCTATCTAGCCCGTCAAAATCAGTCATTAATCGCTGTAGGGCCTGACTGTTACCTTGTATGGTTCCTGTGCCTCGCTGCATTTCCATACGCAGTCTAGCCATGCTTTGTCCTACACTGGCTATACCGGCTCGTGAATTACCAGCAGCAGCACCCAGCTGCGCTAACGCTTGTAGTGCTTGTTGGACTTCTGCTTCAGTCATAATTTTAGCCTATAAATATTCATATATCAATTATTTATAGGAATCAAAAATGGATCAAAAACCAGTCAATCCTCTTCGTGCCCACTTTAGACAGCCTGCAATTTACTTGCGTTTGCCCAGTAATGGTCAGTTCTGGAACAGTGGGCTTGACTTGCCTGAAGTGGGCGAACTACCAGTATTTCCAATGACAGCACGAGATGAAATCTTGTTAAAAACACCAGATGCACTGTTAAACGGTCAAGGTGTAGTTGATGTGATACAGAGTTGTTGTCCCAACATAACCGATGCGTGGCAAATGCCCAGTGTTGATGTTGACCCAGTGTTGATTTCTATTAGAATTGCTTCTTACGGCAGCGACATGCCTGTTGATACCAAATGTCCACATTGTGGCGAAGAAAACAGATTTGACGTAGACCTAAACACATATTTGGACAATGTTACTGTACCCAACTACACACAAAAAGTACAAATGGGACATGTAAAAATCAAATTAAAACCACAGAACTATGCCAGTGTAAACGAAACCAACAAGATTGCTTACGAAGAACAAAGAATGTTAGAAAATCTTGGAGTACCTGACAGCAATGATCCAATAAAACTTGAAGCTTACAAAAAACATCTAGACCGTTTGATCAAATTGAATACCAAACTGCTAGTGGATAATACCGAATACATTGAAATTCCCAGCACAGGAACCGTGGTATCTGAATCAGAATACATTGAAGAATTTTATTTCAATTGCGACAGTGAAATATGCAAGGCTTTGCAAGAAAAAATAGAACAGGTCAATAAAGAAGGTGCAGTGAAACCGCAATCAGGATCTTGCAACAGTTGTACCAAAGAATACAGTGTAGCATTAACTTTTGATTATTCAAGTTTTTTCGGCAAACGCTCTTAACAAAAAACACCGAAGAAATATTAGGTCTAGTTAAGAGCTACGAAAATCAAGTCAAGCAGATCAAAGATGAACTATTAAGATTTTGTTGGTACATGCGCGGCGGTATATCCTATTCAGATGCCATGTTGTTAAGCACAGAAGACAGAAAAATCATTAATGAGATTATCAAAGACAATTTAGAAACAGCCAAGAAATCAGGAATGCCATTCTTCTAAGATGACTACGTCATCTGTTGATTTCGCTTGTGCTCATCAACATTGTTTTTTTCAAGTTTCATCCAGATCAATTTGGTCACTCTTTGCCCAGGGCGGGCAAAAAATATAATGAGCTTCATCCGAGTCGCATCAGTCACTGATATTAGAGCATTACAGAGGCGGTTGTCCTGTACCTCGAGCTCCGTTCTTATACAACGGCGGTTTATTAAACATATATCAGCATATCTAATAAACGTGCAGTATCGCTACTGCGTCTTTTTAGCCTTCACGAATCCTATTCAAACAATCAAATAGCGGCAATTAGCTATCTTCATCCCGGGGGGTAGTGATTGAGTGCTTCTTGTAGCGAGAAGGCTTCCGTTCCCTGCGTATTTCTACCAGGTGTCGGGCACACGATATTAGCTTGTGCTTGCTGTTTACTACTTAAATCTTGTTTTTGATATGGGAGCCATGGACACGAACGCTGATCTGTCCGTTGTAGTAATCATCTGATTCTAAGACTTTGTGTCTGAATTGTTCTCGTGCTTCGATATATGAGCATTGTGCTTTGGATGTACAGTAGTACAGTATTTCTCTAGTAAATTTTTCTAGGCCTAGTGTTTGTATGTCTTTTTTGAGTTCGTCGTTTGAGCCATAATATAGTTGCCAATCGCTGTCTATTTTGCTTCTGATCTTCTTTTTCTTTTTAGTGCCGTTTTTGAGTTTTACTGTTCGTACTGTAGTTTTTGAAAATTTGGCTAGTTTTTTCCCTATGTATTTGCGCCCGGATACGGTGTTTGTGATCAAATACACAAATCCTACACAATCTTCGGGGAGGGTTTCCACCAAAGTGGATTCAAATAGCCATGACATACAGCATTAGTTATCTCTTTATTTGTCAATTTTAAATTTTTTAATCATTAGTTCATTTGAATTGTTGGAGCATTGTGGCATTTTGCATACAGTAGGCTCGGACAACAATGAAAAAGTATTATCCTCTAACGATCCTAGAAAATTATTTTCACGCTCGCAACTGTATACATTACTGTCGGCATGCACATAAATGCTGGTAAAACCAGCTTCGCAAGACCACCCAGGCCAACGGTGCAAATAATTTTGGAATAATTCTTTAGAGGAGATCGCAGACTCGCTTCCATCCTCGAGCTGTATCTTGCAATTATCTCCTTTATTGTGCTGTAGTCGCAACATTTGATTTAATTTTAAAAACTGGATAATCTCTAGACCCACGCGACATATCAATATTATAAATTGCGTAATTAATTTTAAATTTTTGGCAAGTATCAACAAACCTTGCGATGTTTTCGCCGGCCCACGGTTCGTCCATTATATTTACTTCAAACAGTTTTTTATTATACACAGCATGTTTTGTACAAGCAATTGCAGTGTCAAAGAATTTAGTTTCGTCCATATGCTCTGTATGTGTACTCAGAACTAACCCTGAAACATATTTTAACAAATTTAAGTAATAATTTTTACTGGCACTGCCATTTGAACTTACGCCAATATATACAATTTGTTCTTTATATTCTGTTGTAAGCCATTGTAAAAACGGAATCAAGTTTTTATTAACGGTAGGTTCTCCGCCATTAATTTGAATATTATATTTTTTATTTCTATGTTTAGTTTTTTCGTATATTTGTATCCAGTAAGCTTGTAATTTGTCTAACGACGTTATTTCTCCGTTAACATTGTGACGATCTGGACCACAATACATACAATCATAATTGCATCGTAACTGTATAGTCCATGTGATATGGAAATAATCAGTCAACGGTTCTACACTTACAATGTTACTCATAATCTAGATTACAATAAAATGTTATTTCTTCAATACAGGTATTTGGATCTAAAGTTT